AACAATGACCTCAGACGTGCCGCTTCTCAGGATCGCCAGAGTGCACTGCTTACAACTGCAATGGCTTCTCAGACACAGCAGCTCATTAATGCGATTAATCCGGCACCGATTCCGGCTTACCAGGTACCGAACCCGAACACATATTACGGATGCGGATGCAACACTGGATGTAATTGCTGATAACTTCATATCGAGAGTATCTTTCGATTGATTCGAATGTCGGCTTATGCCGTATTACACAGAGGGGCAGGCTGAGACCTGTCCTTTTGTGATATGAAAGGGGTAAAAATTATGGCAGAATTTACAAATGTAGCTGCTCAGACCGTAGCAGCAAAAGGAAATGTAGCTTTTTCAAATACAGCAGTTAAAGGTTCTAACTGTATTCAGCACAGAGAGGGAAGCGGAATCATCACCCTGAGAGGACTTACTAACCAGTGCAAAGCGAGATTCTTCGTGGATTTTTCTGGTAATATCGCAATTCCAACAGGCGGTACTGTTGAAGCTATTTCTCTGGCTATTGCAATCTCTGGCGAACCTGTATTATCTTCACAGATGATCTCCACACCGGCAGCAGTAGACCAGTACAACAATGTGTCCTCTGGCATTTATATTGATGTACCTCGCGGATGCTGCGTTAATATCGCAATAGAGAACACAAGCGATCAGGCAATTTCTGTTGCGAACGCAAACATTGTTGTGACTAGAGAAGCGTAGGAGGTGTGATTATGAGAGACATTAAGGATTTATGTGCAAGAATCGAAGATGAACTTTCCAAAATCGCCGACAGTGGACTGACTACCGGAAATCTGGAAATGACATACAAACTGATTGATATGTACAAAGATATCAAGAACACTCAGTATTGGGACAAAAAGGTGGAATACTACAACACTGTCCTTGATGAGATGCGTGGCGGATACAATGACGATTACAGTGAACGCGGAAGAAAGCGCGACAGCATGGGGAGATACAGCTCAAATGATGGCAGAATGATGCCGGATTACGACCGGGGCAGTTCTTATGCCAGACGTGGTGAACATTATGTCAGAGGGCATTACAGCCGTTCTGACGGACGAGATGCTTATGACGACTACATGACGCAGAAACAGAGTTATCGTTCCGGAAAATCTGAGGACTGCAAGAGAAAAATGCTTGCCGCTCTGGAGGAACATCTGGACGAACTCACAACAGAAATGAGCGATATGTCCAAGGACGCAGAGTGCCGGGAAGAACGTGATCTTGTCAAGAGATACGTGGAAAAACTCCGGGATATGCTCTAATTAGCCAAAACATGTACCACAACTTTTTGGATACTTTGTGGTAAAATATATTCATAGGGAAGATTCGTAAGTGGTTGACGCCACTTGACATAGACATTTTTTTTCATTGATTCCTCCTTTCTTGGGCACGTGTCCTTAACAGAAACAGGTTCGAGCGGAATCTGGAGGTTGAAAAGCGGATGCAATTTCCGACACGCGCCATTACTGTCTATATGACTTGCTCGCTCGCATAGACAGTACGCGCCTCCTTGTAAAAGGTAGATGGGCGGACAGACGCCCGAAACAACTCGTGGCAGGCATGACACGTAAAACACCTTGCTAACCCGGGAATCCGGGTTAAAGGCAGGATGGAGAAGTGGAATCTCGCAAGGTTCATATCCTTGAGAACGGCGGTTCGAATCCGTCTCCTGCAATTACCCTGCCAGTGGTCT